TGGCAATGTTTTGCGTGATAAGAATTATCATGAATTCATGTATGCTAATGTACAACCTGATAAAATTCGCCGTCTCATGGATTATAGAGTTATGGCTGCTTTTGCAGAAGTTGCAGATGCACTCGATGAGATTTGCGATGAATTTATTAATAAAGATGAGAATGGTGATATTGTAAAACTCGTCTTCAAAGATTCAGATTTATCTGAAATACAAAAAACAAAATTAAGAAAAGAATTTCAAAAATATGTTGGGTTTTTTGATCTTGAGACCAGAGGGTGGGAATATGTTCGTAACATGCTTGTAGATGCAGAAATTTATTTTGAACATATTATTCATAAAAAATATCCTAAAGAAGGTATTCTTGGTGTGCTTACAATACCTTCTGATACCATTGATCCTGTTTACGCAAATGTTCAGAACATGAACATCAAAGGGTATCTTCTCCGCAAGCCTGTTTATGATTTGAAGAACCCTTCCAAGGTTGCCAAGACTGAATTAGTACCAATGGATGTAAACCAGGTGACATATGTCAATTCAGGAATTTGGAATGAAAACAAAACTGTAAGACTACCTTTTATCGAGAATGCTCGTCGTGCTTATAGGCAGCTATCACTCATAGAAGATGCAATTGTAATTTATCGTTTAGTTAGAGCACCAGAGCGTCTGGTGTTTAATGTCGATGTGGGTAACATGGCTCCACCTAAAGCGGAAGCCTATTTGCGCAAGCTTATGACCAATTACTGGTCCAAGAGAACGTTTGATGCAGATCAAGGTGCATCAGTACAGAAGTTCAATCCACAATCAATGTTAGATAGTTTTTGGTTTGCTAAGAGGGCTGGAAGTGAGGGTACTACTGTTACATCTCTACCAGCCGGTCAGAATTTAGGTGAACTTGCTGATTTACTTTATTTTGTCAAGAAATTATACAAAGCCCTTAAAGTACCTACAAGCAGAGTCAACCCTGATGATGTATTCAATGATGGTGCAAACATACTAAGAGAAGAGCTTAAGTTTGCAAGATTTGTTATTAGACTGCAGCAAAGATTTGCTTCAGGCTTGAAGAGTGGGTTTATCACACAATTGAAACTCAAAGGCATTTGGGATGAGATGTCTCTTAGGGATGATTACCTTATCCTTGATTTCAATGTACCAACTAATTTCTACGAATTGCGCGAAAATCAGAAATTCGAATTAAAAGCCAATAGCTTCAATACTATCACACAAAGCGATCTTGTATCCAAGACATATGCACAAAAGAAATACTTAGGATGGAGTGATTCAGATATCATGGCCAATAGAGAGTTTCTTAGAAAAGATAAGGAATTAATGTGGGAATTAGCCCAGATAGAGAATGCAGGCCCGAATTGGCGCAATGAAGGGGCTACAGTAGCAGCATCAGGTGAAATGGGTGGAGGCGGAGGTGCTAGTGCTGCACCTGCAGGAACACCACCAGCCTTTGGACCCACACCTGAAACACCTGGTGAAGCAGGAGCTGCAGCTGGAGAAACTGCTCCAGAGACAGCACCAGAAACAGCTCCTGAAGCTGGCGGATCTGCGCTACCTGCTTAATAAATAATTAAATGCCTTGTACAGACATCACCCCAATTACAGCTTTTCAAAGCACAAATCTAAACAGTAAGATTTGTTCTTTTAATAGACTAGGAGAGAGAATTATGAGAGCTCTAGGAGCTCCACTGATAACAGTTGAAATACATCATGATCAATTGTATGAAAATATAAGTTTAGCATGTGAAATGTTTTCCAAGTTTGCAGGCTATTCAGAAGAATATCTTGTGTTTGATTCTGATCTTTATAAAGATAATAAAGGTCTAAAGCTTGACGAGCTCTTTAGCATTACACCGTCATTTAACAAAGTCATAGATCCTACAGTACCTACTGTCTATGTTGCAAACGTCTCTATCCCTGGAACCACGTTTTCAGCTTCATCATCTCTTTCTGCAACATATGACAGCGGTATCTTTAAAAATCAAATATTTCAATCTACAGCTTACTCTTCAATAACAAGTTTTAACTCCGCTTTGAGTTCATCATTTGTTGCATCAGGTTCAAGAGATTGTAATACTGAAAAGTTTGTTAACAGCTTTGATTATGATACAATGGATTATAGAAAAGTTCTTGACATAGTAGATTTTGAAGAAGGTTCTTCCAGTGGTGTAAATACTCTGTTTACTATTGAGCAAACTTTAGCTCAGCAAACATATTTTAGTTATGCAATGGGTAACTATGGATTCGATCTAATAAGCTGGTATGTGTTAAAGAACTGGCTGAAAGACCGTGAAAAACTATTAGCACAAAAAAGATACTTTACTTTTGATCCAAGAACACAATATCTCACATTCTATCCACCACCTCGTACTCCTGGCTCAGGTTCACGCTTTTATGGTATCATCTCCTGTTATGTAGAACGCCCTTTGAGAGACATAATTAAAGAGCAATGGGTGTACCAGTATGCATTGGCATTATCCAAGGTAACAGTGGGTACCATAAGGGGAAAATATCAAGGAACAAATCTGTTCGGTGGCGGCACAATAAATGCAGCCATAGCAGAAGACGGCAAAGCTGAAAAGGCTCAACTTGAAGCAACCCTCATGCAACAAGGTGCTGCAGGCTTTGGTGATGCTGCACCACCCATGTTCTTTGTTGGTTAATTATGCTACCTCTTAAAAGAGATGAGAAGTATCGTCAAGGTATTTTTACACCTTTAAATAAATCTAAATACATCGGTAAAGATTTACCTGTTTTTCGCTCTGGTTGGGAATTAAAGTTTTTTAGATGGTGTGATAACAACCCAAATGTACTTGAATGGGCGAGTGAATCAGTTATCATACCTTACGTTAGCAAAGCAGATGGCAAGGTGCATAGATACTATACAGATGGCATTGTTGCAATAAGAGAGGGAAATAACATTGTAAAGTATATTATTGAAATAAAGCCATCATCACAACTCAGTGTTCCTACCAGTGGTAACAAGAGAAAAAGCACAATAAACTATGAAAATTATAGGTATTTACAGAATATCTCCAAATGGGAAGCGGCAAAAAAGTGGTGCGACAAAAGAAACATGAAATTCTTAATATTAACAGAAAAAGAGCTAGGTCTTAAAAAATAATGCATTCTTTTAATAAATAATCATATGGCGCTTCGTCTTATAGTGGAGACACCACAAGATAATACAGACTTCGAATACATTTACGAAGAGAAGAATAATAAAGACCAACCAAAACTTTTTATTTCTGGCCCCTACATGATGTGCGAAACAGTGAACAAAAATAAACGCATGTATTCAAAAGAAGACATGTTCAAGGAAGTTGCGAGATACACAAAAGAGATGGTTGAATCAAAGAGAGCCATGGGAGAGTTGAACCACCCAGAATCTGCTGATGTTAATCTTGCAAATGCTTGTCATCTGGTCACAAACCTTAAAATGGAAGGTAATTTTGTATATGGTAAATCACAAGTGTTATCCACACCTTCAGGCAAGATAGTTGAATGTCTCATTAAAGATGGTGTAAGTGTTGGTATGTCTTCTAGAGCACTTGGTGAATTATCAGAAGATAATGGTGTTAATAAAGTAACAAACATGAGACTGATTGCTGTAGATTGTGTTGCCGATCCAAGCTGCCCCAAGGCTTTTGTTAATGGAATTCTAGAGAGCAGGCAATATGTATTAAAGACAAATGGCGAACTGGAAGAAATGTATGATAGCTTTGCAAAAAGCATTGCAACTCTTCCCAAGCACGATGTCAATTCATTCTTAAAGGAACAACTACTCAAATTTATAAAAGGATTATAATAAATAAATTTATGAATCAAGAAGATAACAATTTACATCTCTCATCCTTAGAAGCATCTCATCTTTCTGAATTTATTAGCAATATTTCTCAAGAAAAGTATGCTGCAGCTAATAAATATTTACAGGAACTACTTGATGCCAAGCTAAAAGCTAGAATTCAAGCAGCTTCTAAAAAAGAAATTTTTTAATATGGAAAAAACAATAACAGATACACTTAAAGAAGCAACAAAAGATATCCTAACAGAGGATGTTCTAAAAGAAATCGAAACAGCTTTTAATGCTTCAGTAGATCAAAAAGTTAAAATTCACGTAGAAAAAGCTCTTATGGAGCAAGATGAAGATTATAGCAAAAAGCTCGAAAAACTTGTTGAAGCTATTGACACTGATCATACAGCTAAGCTCGACAAAGTTGTAGAAGCTCTTGATGCTGATAGAGCTGAAAAATTAAAACAGGTTGTTAAGAAATACGAAACAGCTCTTCATACTGAAGCTACTTCTTTTAAGGAAACACTTGTTAATACAATTTCTAGATATCTTGAAAAGTATTTAGATGAAAAACTTCCTCTTGCTGATATTGAGCAAGCTGTTAAGAACAAAAAAGCTCTTAACATGCTCAACAACTTAAGAGAAGCTCTTGCCGTTGATATGGCTCTTTCTAATGATAGCATTAAAGAAGCTGTAGTTGATGGTAAGAACAAAATCAATGAAGCTGTACAACAGCTTGAAGCCTCAAATAAGAAGGTAAATGAGCTAACAAATGAGCTCAATAAAATAAGAGCAGATCTTGCTCTGGAGAAGGTCGTTCAAGATCTTGATTCAGACAAGAAAGTATACATGAAAAAGATGCTTAAGGGTAAATCTGCTGATTTTATTACAGAAAACTTCAAATATACATTGGGGCTTTACGAGAAAACCGAAGAAGAGAGACTAACAGGTCTTAAAGAAGAAGCAGTTAAACAAACTGTTTCTGAAAAAGTAGACAGACCTGTTATCGCCGAGTCAGTAGAAGAAAATACAGATGAACCTGGATTTAAGAACTACATGACAGAGCTTAGCAAGTACTAATTTCCTTTTCTTGAGGGTAATCCTGAACAGAAAAAAATAAAGGTCGACATTATCTCTTTGGAGATTTATAATATATATGGCAAACATACGTCCTTCACAGTCTTACATCAGTGAAGATCGCGCCAAACTATTGATTGAAAAGTGGGGTCCAGTATTGGATTACACCTCAAACAATGTTAGAGCGATTGAAGATGATCACACTCGTTTGAACACCGCCATCCTCTTGGAAAACCAAGAGAAGTGGTGTTTTGAAGCTAGCAACGTCGCTGGTGGAACCCCTGGAGTTTTCAGCAATAACTCAATTAATGCTGGTGGCTTCGGTAATCAGTTCCCCTCCCAGAATGATGGCGCTTATGCTCCTAACGATTCGCGTCTTCCTAAGATCCTCATTCCGATGATTAGACGTACCTTCCCTGAGTTGATTACTAACGAAATCGTTGGTGTACAGC